CAAATGCTTAATTTCGGCTTTAACCTTGTTGAGAACTTCACGCTCGTCTGCATCTAATGCACGAGGAACATACCCTAGATATTCGTCTATCCAAATTGTTGTGCAAAGAATCTGGGCAGCTTCAAGTGGCATCTTAACAATATGCTTGTCAACATGATACTCTGCTGCCTTATCGAGATCCTCGTCTAAGTAAAATAAGTTCATTACTCTACTTCCAGCACTTATATACGCCACAAAGACCGTCTGCATTTTCTGTAGTCTTACAGAAGTTACATACTTTTTCTACTTTCTTTGTTGGCTTGATTTTTTTAATGTCTTTAAACTTTTTCATAACTTATATTATACTAAAGTTATGAGATGTTGTCAAGAACTATTTTCCACCACCATTAATTTTATCCTTAGCTGTACCTGCGTATAGTCCGAACCATGCCGCACCTGCTCCTACAACTATTGAAATAAGACCTGACTGTTCTAATGTCGGCACTTCTAGTTCCATAAACCAAAAAGTACAGTAATATAATAAATACATATACACACTTAGAAAAGCTCTTGGGAAGATACGCCATGCATCCACCATATTGGATAGCCATATCCATCTTTGCCATGGATTATCTGGCTCTTTGTCATTCTCTAGTTCCATTATTTTGGCTTTTAATTCACCGATTTCTGATACCATTGACATAAACTTATTAAGGTCTATCTCAACTTCGTTTCGGCTCATATCGCCTTGGAATTGATCTTGATTTGCCATTTAGCTCTCCTTCGCGTCCTGCTTGGCTTTACCTACATTGATTGCAAACCAGTCAAGAATTTTATACATCTTTCCAACTAACTTGTCATCTTTAGGTGTATCCGTACACGCTGCTATGATTGAAGCTGACATGACTAACCATGGTATAACTTGAATCCATCCTATAATCCACTGTAAGAATTCTAACATCCTTATCTCCTAACCCTCTTACGAGGCTACCCCTATTTATTAGAGATTTTCTTTTTTTAACTCTCGAATTTCTTCTTCGAGTTCAATACACCATTCTTCAAGGTCTTCAAATCTGCCTTGAACAACAGGGTTCTTATCAAAGAATTTAGAAGCCTTCATCATTATCCTATATTCTTTGATAAGAGTTATCCAGTTTAAAAACCTATCTAACACTTAATTAAATGTGCTAATTGTAACTTCCCTATAATATACTACTACATCTTTTAACTCAGTAATATATCTTTCTAATTCTTTCATGTTCATTGACATAAGTTCGTAATCTGGCACTGTCATTGCTAAGAATACTAACTCTCCTTCTTGTTCTTTAATTCTTTCTAATTGGTACTCCCAATTATCTGGGTTTACAACTATCCATTGAGGACTAGTTAAGTCAATCTCACGAGGCATAACGGGTTGAACAATCGTTCTCTCCATTGGTTTTGCTGTTATTTCTAGTTGTTTAGTTCCCAGTAGGCTGCAACTGGAGACCATCATCAAGATCGTCAACGGTAGCACTAAGTTTTTCAATTGATTCGAATGCATGTTTTGTTCCATTATTTATTTTCCTTTCCATTTCTACTGGGTCTTCCAGTATTTTTGATGTTAATTTATATTCTTTAATGAAGCTACTATACCTCACTAACTCTCTTTGTATAGCCTGACTGTTTAGTGTCATGCTTTGAAGTTGCTGTGTCTGTAAACTAAAGTCGGCTTGCATTGTAGCGATAGCCTCCTCTTGAGTAGCTACTGCGCCCTCTAATTTTAAATTGTTTGCTTTAAGTGTTTCGTTTTCTGTGTACAGCCAATAGCTAGTCCCACCTAATACTAAACAAAAAGCTAATAACATTTGATTCATACTATATGTTCCTCTCTTAATTTCTTAGCAGTCTTTACTTTTCCTGAAGAAGTTGTATACTCATCAGTAATTCCTTTGCTACCTGCTACTAATAGGTCATCTTGATGTCCTACTGCTATTATTACTAAACATAATATAACTACGAATCCCATTGATTGACTGTTATTGTTTAGTAAGTCTATGAACCACGATGCGCCCGAAGGTAGCAACATGGAGGTTACGAGAGCTAATAGCCCTATTTTTGCTGTTAATACTATGTATTTCATTACATTTCCTCTATTTTGTAGTTAAGACCTTCTGCGCCTTGTATTTCTACTATTTCGCCACTCTCAGTTCTGAACTTTAAGTGTTTGTCTGTTTTTTTAATGAACTTTCTTACTATAAACTTTTGGTCATCTGAGTCGCCCCACACTTGATTGTAACTCACATCTAGTCTGTGAAGCGTAATAAACAGAGCTTTGAAAGCAATCCATAATTTCTTCGTTGTTTTTAAAAATTTTTTCATCTGTTTTCTTTCCTTCGGATTTTATCCGTGCTTCTAACTGTTGCAGTCTTTGCCAGTTAAGTAATTCTATTCGTTGAGTTTCTAGGTATTGTTCATGGTAATCTTTATGATTATGGTAATGTAGACTAGTCGAAAAAGTTAGCGTTGCTAATAAAAGCAACACTAATCTTTGATTAATCATGTACCTGTTGATGTTGATGTCGAGGAAGAACTATTAGTATTTGTACTAGTAGTTGTAGCTGTGACTGTAGTAGTCGCAGTTGTAGTTTCTAACTCAGCAATTATATCAGCTACTGTAGTAGCAGTCGTAGTTCCTGAAGTTGTTCCTGTATTCGTTCCTGTGCTAGTATTTGTACTAGTAGTTTCTGTAGCCGAAGTAGTATTAGTATTTGTACTTGTTACTAAAGGGGCTAACACTTCTGCTAACACTTCAGCCGTCGCTGTAACTGTTGTTATATCTACTGCTACTTCTTGTACTGGTACTATTGCTGGTACTTCTTCTTTTGCATCTTTGGGTTGTTCGTTATATCCCCAAATCAACAGCATTAATAATAATATATCCATTATTTCTCCTGTATTTCTTCTTTTTTCATTTGTTCTTGGACTAATTGTACATATTCTTGTACATATTCCTCGAAAGTCATTCCTCTTTCAGTCGCGTGAGCCATAGCCATTGCTAGTTTCTCTCCGCTAAGTGTTATCTTAGGCATGAGACCAGTCTTTAGCTTCAAATAGTAACGCTTCTGCTTCCCTTCTACGAATCAATCCATCTAACACTTTTCCGTTGGCTTTGTTCCAACGCTTAATTTGAGCAGGCACGTCATCGTACTCGCCTTTATTTAAGACTGTTAACATAGTTGAACTTCGTAAATTGGTTGGACCGAGGTTGTAAGTCCATGATACTAGTGCATCAAACATGCACTGGTCTATTGATATAGTAACGGCGTCTAGTACTGCTTTTTCATACTCTACTAACTCCTCTACTAACATTGATTCGGCTTCGCTTTGTGTAATTTTCATACTCTCTGTTACGCCTTTGGTGTGTCCATATCCGATTGTAAGAACTCCAGCAGCACATTTGTACGCTTCTAGTTCACAACCTTCGAACTTTTTAATAAGGGCTAAACCCTCTTGTGATATCTTCATAATGTAAAACTTTCTCCACAGCCACATCTGGCTACTTCATTTGGACTTCGAATCTCAAACCATTGGCTCAAGCCTTCTTCTTTCCATTCTATTGTAAGTGAATCCACATAACTGAATGTCATGGGGTCAACCGCAACGATTTCATAAAAAACCGCATCACCTGAAACATTTGGTTCTTCCAAATAACTCAGGTCATACGAATATCCATTGCATCCATTGGGTTTTAGGGATAATCTTATCCCCCAGACTTGCTTATCAGCAATTCTTTCTTTTAATTTGGCTAAGGCTTCGTCTGTAATTTCTATCATATTTGTACTCATTGCGGAGCGTACCGATTAAGGTACGCCACGACTTAGGTCTTTTGACAGTATGCTAAAACAATTGTCCAGTGCTAGCCACTACGGCTATCCCGAACAGCATTATCAAGGAAAACATTGTAAATGATTCCTCGAAGTCGTCATACTTTAACATACTTTGTCTAACAAAATTAAGTGCTTTTCTCACTATTAATCTCCAATACTTTACGATTGGAATTTGGAGTCTTAGACAAAGCGATTGTCAATAGTCCGTCTGCTAACAGAACAGAGTCAACTTTCAAATCGGCGTTCAATCTGAACTTCCGTTCGAAAGATTTGAGACTTAGACCTTGGTGAGAGAATCTTTCATCCTCACCGAGTTTTCGTTCTTTTTTCCCCTTCAAGAGCAGTTCATTATCTTCATGAACCAACTCTATTTCGTTTTTCGACCAACCTGGCAGTGCAACTTCCAAACGGAATGTTCCATTTGCCACATTTTCGACTATATTATATCTTGGGTAAGATGTTTCCGTGTTGTGTAACAACATATCATTATTCATACCTAACCAAAATTTCGATATATCAATCGTCATATTATTTCTCCTAATTTCCTTTACAGTAAAACTATGCCCACCCTTGCGGTGTGGACGCTAATGTGCAAGAACCTTTTCTTACACTTATATGTATTATACTAAAAAGTCAACCAAAAGTCAACAACTATTTTTTAGTTAGTCCTCGAAGTCTATCTTACCCTGCTCCTTCATATAGTCAAGCGTGCTACTTATCCCTTCCTTTTTACCCCACATATATGCCAAGTGTACACTTGCCACCAATACGATTAGGTATGCTATATCAATGTCCATAATTTTTCTCCATAACATATATTATATCTAAAGTATAAGCATAAGTCAAGTTCTTTTTTATGGATTCTCAAAAATAGTTCTTGACACATGGTTTTGAATTTGATATAATAACAGTATGAAGTTATATAAGAAAGGTACTTGGACATACAAAGAAAGAGAAGTGCTTAAAACCTTATACAACACCATGCCCCTAACCGAGTTATCCAGTAGACTCATGAGAACAACCTCTGGCATAACATCACAAGTAAACTATCTTCGTAAAAGAGGATGGGCGTTTCACAGGAGAAAAGATGGATAACATTATAGAATTCCCACGAATGAAAAAAGCTGACGACTTGAGCGAGAAGCTCATTTCTGCACTGGTTAAAGAAGCTAACAAACAAGGACTTGATACACTCAATGCAGATTTCGTTTACGATATGGCATGGGTATCAAAGTTTATAAAAGCTACTGTAGATAATCAATGCAACATTGCCAATGACCTGTATCGCCTCACACGAGCCCAAGGATTAAATGAGAATTGATTGCAAAACACTTCCTATAGAAAAAGCTATAAGGATATTAAGAAGAAGACTTGACCGCGATGGTCGAAAAGAAAGACAAGTAGAACTACAATTCTACGAGAAACCCACTGCTAAAAAGAAGCGAATGAAAGCAGCAGCAAAGAAAAGACAACAAAAAATAACAGCAGACTACGACAAATTTACTAAACGAAGACCACGACACTCTCGATAGAGACTTCCGTCATGAAACACCTCAAACCCTTTTCCAAAATTAATGCTAAAGAGAAGTCACTTAGGTTTCTCGACTTTTGTAGCGGAGCTGTCTTTGGAATATGTATCTACTTCTTACTGGTACTTAATTCTTTGAGTGAATTTTTAGAACAGACAGAATTTAAAAGACTCTCGTATTCTCTTTATGAAAAATCGAAACGAATTAAATCTTTTTTCCTGAGAGCAAAACAAGAACAATATATTTTCTACACAAAAACTCTCAAAGCTATAAAGAAAAACATACCCCTCTGAAAAATAGTATTTGCAATTTTGGATAACTCATGGTAAAATATTATTATCTAATTCAAGATAGATACTACGACAAACAACAACTTATCACTATCGCCTACTAGAGCATTATCGAATGAAAAACATTAACTTATGCTCGTCGCGTAAGCGTAAGAGCATACCTTGTTATTTAGACGATTTATGCGATAGGTTATGATTTATCTTGTCAATTATATCAATCCCAAGAAAAGCCAACTAAAACTAATACGGCTTTTCACCAATCCCAAACTTTCAAACGACTTAACTACAATTGCGCCTAAGCGAAAATTTATTTTAACCTATAATTTACTAACTACTATAAGTAAATAACTTATA